ATGATTGTAGGCACAGCAGCCCGAAACTTTTGGTTGAATTATTCAGCCGATTCGAGCGAAGCCATGATATCAACTACATTTGTCCGAGGATATTTACAAAGCGCACGTGCAATGCAAGGATTTGATGAGGCATTTGGTCGAGATAGCCCAACAGCAGGACCAATTCCCGACTGGATTCGATTTGGATTAAATCGTGGTCTTGTAAGCGGACCAATCCGCGCTCAACAACCACCGCGTAAGTTGGCCGATAATGGCAATACCTTGATGCTGTGATGTTATGGACGCGATCGCGCCAATAGACAAAGAACAGAACGAAAGAATTGTTTGGTGTGAGCGTTTACTCTACCTTATCGTTATGTTGCAGTTTCCGCAGTTGGCGAGCCTCGCGTTTTAATCGAGCGCACCGCGCACATGATCGCGGTGGCTTAGGTTTGGACCATGATGTGCGCCATACTTCAGTATGGCACACTGGACATTTGAATCGAACCACTACATTCACCACACACATGCCACTTTCGCCCACCGTAGCCACCTTCATTTGTTCCGGTGGCCATCATCATCCACTCACCGTCAAGACGGTCGTTCTGATTAGCAGTAACCCATGAGACATCAAAACATATTTTGCACACATTAGCGAATCTCATGCCCACACCTTACCATGTATCTCTAATGCGCGGTAACAAAGAACACATGTTACGCCGAATTGACTTTCATGCACTTCTTCTTCTTTAGGATAAATCAGGCATTGACAAAGGCCACATTGTGCTCGAGGTATTTTCATTCAATCCACCCCTTGTCGATCGCGTCGGCTAACTTTCCGGTATCACGGTAGAGTTGGTTCAATCCAACAATAACCTTCTCCGCAGGAGGGATGCTGTTGAAGTTGGGGAATAATGCGCGCATTAACTCCACCATGTCAAGAATACGGTCCTCGAGGTCCTCGATCGCGGCCATTCTAATGCTCATCAATACCACTCCGGATATGCGCCATGCTCTTTCAAGTAAGCATCGGCAGCCTTAGCCATTTTCAATCGGTTTTCATCAAGCATGAGCAACTGTGAGCGCACCCACATGGAGAAGTTATCCATGTTGGTCGCAAGTTGCCATGTTTCGTCACATAATGATATCACTTTAGTTCTCATCAAACAAACCGAGGGCCTTGATAGATATATATGTATCTGGTTTTGAGTGGAGGCGAAGCCGTAACTGTGTCTTAGTGTCCTGATTCTGTGTCAAGCGATAGCCTATCAGCCCCGATAACCTGACTCGCATTGAAAAACGCGCGCGCGTACGCGCATAATAAGCCACCGGAACTCGCTTCGCTCGCGGAGATGGGCTGCAATTCTCTAACCGCGATCAAAGATAATTTACTTTTTACACTCGCTGTTTTTATCACATTTGAGCAGTATGCGTGATTGGCAACGCCTGGCGAGACTTACGGTTTACTTTATACACCGTAGAGCCACGCATTAGAGCATGGCACGTGCAGCACGCGATCTGATATTAAGAGACAGACTACAATTTGATGTGAATGGTTCAGGTAATACCGACCTTGTTTATGGTCGGGTTGATTTGAGCGACTTTGTAAATATCGTTAAGAAAGAAGGTATGGCTATCAAAGAGATACGCTACAACCTACGCGCACCATCAAAGCCGAATGGCGTTCTACATGCTACGCTTACGGAGACAGCCGGCGCATTGCCTATCAACGCCAGCATCAAAGTTTTCGCTACTACTACTGCATATGAAAACGCTGCTGATGTCGGACTCGCTTCACCTGATGTTATCAACATGCTTGAAATGACTACCGACCTTATTCCTAATGCTGGAGGAACACAGCCAGTTGCTGTTGAAAACCAGTGGACTCATTACGGAACACCTGACCTTCACCCTGAAGGATATAATGTAGTGTCTGACCTACTTATTGGCGTTGCTGCCTCCCTTGTAGGAGAACACGCAGGTTCAACGCTCGAGATTGACATTATGGTTATTGGAGAGCCTATTAAACTCAATGAAGCCGACATGACTGAAATGCTTACACAGCAACAAGACCTGTGAAGGTGATTTAGTTGCCATATGATAAGAACGGTAAGTTCTACACTACCCGATTAGGCGATGACCTGAAAGGGCCAAACGCTGAAGAACGAATTGGTGAGCGTGTGGCTAATGCGAAAAGGTTCGCTAAAGTTGGCGGTAAAGTAGGTTCAGTTGTTCCGCTTGGAGGCACAGCAGTAGGCACAGCATTAGGTGCTATCTCCGGTTTTATTTTGGGCGACAAAGAAACGATATTTCCTATTGATATGATCGCGATACCTGCATATCAGGCATTTATGATTCAAGGCGCACCTGCTTTTCAAATCTACATCAAAGAAGGTGAAGTCTTGACTCAAGTTATGCCGACCGATGCTATGGAGGCAGAAGAAGTTCTCTCAGCTGGCCAAACACCATCAAGCAGTGCGTCGAACAAGCCCCGTAAAAAGTCAAAGTATCATACCGCGTATGGTAAGCACTTCAAAGCACTCGCACCTAAGTATAAGTTGAAGTCCGGTTCATGGGCAAAGAATGGTTTCAAGCGTTGCCAAAAGGCAGCACATGCAGCGACTAAGAAGGGGATGAAGTAATGGCAGTGCATGATATTAGGGAAAGTCTTGAAAATAGTCTAATTGTTTCTACTGATGGATTAACCATTATTCAAAAGAAGGTCGAATTGAAGCGTGGCATGCGCCATGAAGTATTAGCGTGTGACATATTTCAAGACGCGATCCTATCTACGGATTCGCCGTACGCGTACCTTGAGTTCTTTGTTACTCCTTATCCAGTAATCTATTCAAACATGGATATTGCGCCATTTGTTGCTAACCGTGGGCCTGTGGCAGCGTCAGACAGTGTGCTTTTCAAGGCAAATATGGATGTTCAAAGGAATAATGAAGGGAACTTTACTTTTAACGCGATCAACCAATTCCCCTCTCCTCAAATCAGTGCAGGACCTTCATTCTCATTCTATACCCCATTCGTTTACTTTACTGCATTCGTTCACGGAGACTTTGGTTCTCAATATGAAGACATGGCGTTTTCATTCTTATTGCGTGTTAATTCGTCAAAAGCAACGACCACTTCATACGGACTCGGACTTATGCGTGAGCGTTCAGTCGCTCAAGGAATTAACTTAATGAATCAAGGTCGAATCATTCCCAAGGCTGCTAATGTCGGTCAAGTATTTCCTGCATGGAAATACGGTGGTATTCGGCCTGAACGCATGATTGTAGGCACAGCAGCCCGAAACTTTTGGTTGAATTATTCAGCCGATTCGAGCGAAGCCATGATATCAACTACATTTGTCCGAGGATATTTACAAAGCGCACGTGCAATGCAAGGATTT